CAAAATTATAAACTCGCTTAATAGGAGAACTATATGTTTTACGCAAACATGGCTATCGATTCAATTCAAGACGCCAAAATCAACTTCCTCAAACAAACAGTCAAGGAAGATTCCCTTAAAAAACCTTTAGTCGATTTTGTAGAAGCACAACGTGTTTTTACAAAGCAAGTTGCTAAGTCTGCTAACGATGTAATGAACATTGCTGCAGAAACTTTTGCCAACTCGATTTCTGGTATAGTAAATAAAAAAGGAGAATCAAAATGACATTTGTTAAAGATGTATTTGGGCGTGATATGTTCAAAGATTTTGATAAACTATATGTAGGCTTTGACGATCAATTTAATAAGATGGCAAAGATTCATGATGATCTAACAAAGAGCATTCCTAACTATCCACCTTACAATATTAAGAAAACTGGTGATAACACTTATGTTATTGAAATTGCAGTTGCTGGATTTGCAAGACAGGATATTGAGATTGAACTTGATAATGATAAAATGATTATTAAAGGCAACGTACATAATACAGAAGCAGAAGAAACCTTCTTATTTAAAGGTATTGCTAACAGAGCATTTACCCGTACATTTGCACTTGAAGATCAAATTGAAGTTAAAGATGCTGAAATGTTTAATGGTATGCTTAAAGTATGTTTGGAAAGAATTATTCCAGAACATAAAAAGCCAAAGAAAATTGAAATTAAAGATGCCGAAGCAGGCACAAAGCCTGCAAAGAAATCTAAGCCTCAATTTCTTACAGAAGATCCTGTAGAAGATAGGATGCTATAATGAATAATGATCTAAAAGAATTTGAAGGAACCCATATGCCTTCAATTAAAGACTTTTGGTCATGGATTGAAAAAGCATTTACCCCCTCATATCAAAAAGAAATTGATATGTATTTGAAAGATTCTGTAGATCATAAAGATCTAGAAGCCAGAATGCAGGTATTAATGCGTAGAGGTTTAATATGAAATTCATTAGAGCTTTTATTAAAATTGTACATGAAGTACGACAACGACTGGCTACCCGCAGGAATAAATATCCTGGAACGGGTTCGTAAAAACACTAGGGCTTCGGCCCTAGTTGTCCAATAGTATTGATTATAAATACATAAGATGTTATAATGTTATTGACATGGAGATTATATGACTATTAAAATTTTAAAATTAATTACAGGCCAAGAGCTTGTTGCCGATATTACGGTCAATGACCCCGTATATAAATTGGTAAAACCGTTTGCATTGCAAATGGCACGCGATCCAAATGACGAAAATGGGCCATTGCAACTTGCATTGTTTCCATATGCGCCGTACACGAAAGATCATACCTTACATATTCGAAAAGAAAATGTAGTCTGGTTTGAAGAATTGCCAGAATCAATGATAAAAGACTATAATTCTGCATTGATTAACTTATCGGATGTTAAACAAAATGCGGCCGATCCTTTAGCGGTAACAGATGTAACGGCTCGATAAAATATTAAGGAACCAGAATTATGAGTACTAAAAAAGTAACAAACTTTAAAAAACGGACTTGCCAAGGTGGCAGAGCAAAAACATCGTCAATGAATAAAACGCAGAAACGATCCTATAAGGCCTATCGAGGCCAGGGCAAATAAGACTATAAATACTTAATACCGCGGATTAGTGAAATGGTATCACAAAGGACTCATAATCCTTAGTTCCTAGTTCGACTCTGGGGTCCGCAACCATTATGAAAAAAATTATATTATTACTGCTATTAACTTTATCTACAATTGCTTATAGTAAAGAAACAAACAAACCTGTTTTGTGCATGGACGCAAAGGAAATGTTTGACGCAATATTTGAGGAATATCGTGAGACAATACTTATGGTATTTGACCAAGATTCATTCCCAAATAAAATTGTGTTAACAGTTAATCCTGCTACAAAGACATGGTCATTAGTTGAATATAGTACCGAGATAGCTTGTTTGCTAGGCTCAGGAAATAATTATAAGATAATGGGTCGTGTACCAAGTAAAGATTACTTATGAAGTCTATATTATTATTGGCATTACTTATAACAAGTAATGCCTTTTCTATGACAGTAACTGCACATTCGTGGTTAGTTGCTGATACGAATGGTAAAATAATTCAAGGCGAGCATATAGAAGAATCTCGTTCAATCGCAAGTATCACAAAACTTATGACTGCAATGGTCATAATAGATGCAGGGCAAGATCCAAACGAGAAGCTTGGTAAATTTACAAGGGAACAACATATACAGTTAGCTCTTGTTAAATCCAGTAATGAATCTGCTATTTTATTATGCGACAAATATCCAGGTGGCAAACCTAAATGTATCCGAGATATGAATGAAAAGGCAGTTGCAATTAATATGCCAAATACTAAATTTGTTGAGGCTTCTGGATTAAGTCCAATGAATATTAGTACTGCTAAAGATTTATTAGAATTAGTTTTTGCCGCAAGCTACTATCCTGACATTGTAGAAGCAAGTAAAACATCTCAAGTAAAAATTCAGATTAAAAAGAAATGGTTCTTCTTTAATAATACTAATCCTATTATCGGAAAGAGACATAATTTTATTGTGAGTAAAACTGGAACAACAAATGCTGCAGGTGGTTGCATCGTTATGATGCTTGATACCGATATCGGCAGACGTGTCGTAGTTGTTCTTGGAAGTAAAAACGGTAAGACTAGAATTCCCGAAGCAGAATTTATTGCGATTCAAGAATATCATACAGATTAAAAAAGGGCCTTACGGCCCTTTGTGCTGGTTACGCAAATCCAGCGGCACGCTATTTTGTGCCCGATTTAAATAAATTGCCAAACCATTGTTTGATATTTATTATTACTTTCCCATTAAGCTATCAACCTTTGTTTCTACAGTATTTAAACGCTCTTCGATAGCATCTAATGCAGGATCTGCTTGTGCTGCAACTGCTGTTGCAATTTCTGCATGTACTTCTGGAGCAACAACTTCACCTGTAGCTGCAGCAATAATTTCAGCAATTGCGGCACCTGCTTCTGCTGCTACTTCTGGTGCTGGAGCTGGCATTTCAGCAACTGCTTCTGTAATTGCTGCAGTAATTGCTACTGGATCAGTAACAACTTCTGGGTCTGCAGCAACAACTGCGGCAACGGCTGCAGCTACGATTGCAGCAACTTCTGCATTCTCAATTGCAACTGTTTCAACTTGTGCTGTAACAACATCTGCCACAATATCAGCTGCTGCTGGAACATCTGAACTTGCGGATAATGCAACAACTTCTTCAACTGCTACAGGAGCATTATCTGCTGGTGCGGCCACAATAGCTTGAATTTGTTCTTGCGTTTTAACGGTAACTAAATGATTAACGGTAACTTCTACCAATGTTAATCGCGCATCTAATTCTTCTAACTCTGTAGGGATATCGCTATTAGCATGAACACCTGTTAGTGCTGCTAATTTAGCTTCAACGGCTACCAATCTTACTGCTAGGTCTTCGAATCTCATGTTTGCTCCTTTTTGTTAATGATTTGTGCTCTTGGCACACTATTATTTATGAAATAATATATTACAGAAATATTACAGTCTTTAATTCCAATATTTGGAAGAGTCTAAGTTATCCCAATATGCTTTATTATTACGATTAATAAAGTTCTTAATTAGATACCATCCCATACCAAAGTATCCCATCTTTTTAAACCTACGAGAATCTTGTCCGAAGTAGTGATTTACAATTTTAAACTTTTTAGGGCTGTACATTCTTGATAGAAAATAATCTTCAGACGTTACTGTTTTTTCGGGAAAGCCGCCATATTCTTCAAACTTGTCTCTGCGAGTTAGCATAAACGCTCCAATTGCAAAAGGGGAAAAGAATTTTAATATATGATTTATAATATTAAAAAGCGCAAACCCAATCACTGCACGTATATCTTTGTCGTATGATTTAATATTCAATCCAACAAGATCTAAATTTTTATATTCAATTGCATTGACTGCATCTTGAATAACATTATTTTTAAAGAAACGAACATCAGCATCAATGAATAAAATGTAGGGGGTAGTTACTAATTTAGCCCCGTTGTTCTTAGCAAAGGATACCGGCCCGCCTTCAATAATTTCAATATTTAATAAATTGCTATTATTTTGTATTACCTGTCTAGTATTATCTGTAGAACAATCAGCAATAATAATTCTTGTATTGCCTATATTTTGGGAACGCAAAGAATCTAACAAGTGATGAATATAATTCTCCTCATTTTTGCAAGGTACAACAATAGTAATTTTATCAGATAATATCATCTTTTTCTTTAGTCCAAGTTATAATTTCCCAACTACCATCATGATGTTCAACCAATGCAGTACATGATTCAACCCAGTCTCCGTCATTCATATAGACTACACCATCTATAGTTTTTATTTCGGCATGGTGTATATGTCCACATATTACTCCGTCGTATCCACGTTTCTTACAGTATGCAGCTAGATTCTTTTCAAAATGAAATATAAAATCTACTGCTTTCTTTACTCTTGCCTTGAGATATTTACTAAGACTAAAGTACCCAAAACCCATACGATGGCGTATCCAATTGAATTTACTATTGAGCGATAAAATGAAATCATATGCCTTGTCTCCTAAAAATGCTAGCCATGGGGCTAGTCTGGTAATGCCATCAAATAAATCACCATGTGTAACCAAGTAGTGTTTACCGTCAGCGCCAATATGTTCGATTTGATTGTGTATTTCAACAAGACCAAAACTGAAACCATATGGTATCATTGGTCTTAAAAATTCATCATGGTTGCCTGCTACATAAATTACTTTAGTTCCACGTTTTGCGTGACCTAAAACTCTACGAACAACATTGGTATGACTTTGTTTCCATCGCCATTTGTTTTGTTGTATTCGCCATGCGTCAATAATATCACCAATCAAATAAAGAGTGTCACATGTATTATGTTTTAAAAAGTTATTTAATTTGCCAGCTTGACTATCTTTTGTGCCAAGATGAACATCACTAATAAAAATGCTGCGATACTTTTTTTGTTGAGTTACAGAATTATTGGTATCCATAACCATATGCCTTGACTCATTAGTAATGCGGCCAAGGCACCTACTACAATACTTGCAGTATATAAAGCGGGTGCTACAGCTAAGATACTAGCTGACAATAATACAATAGCAATTTGAAATCCAGATCCGGCAAATGTCATCCATGGGCCAGACTTACGAACCTCGTCACGTTCAGCTTCAAGCGCACGTGCCTTTGCCATAAGTTCTTTCTTACCTTCACCTGTTGCAGGTTCAGATTCATACCTATTAATTTTAGCAGTTAACTTATCTGCTTTTTCAAATTGTTTTCTTTCAATAGCATCATCTCTAGCCATTTCAGCAAGAGTCTGTTTAATAGACTTTGCCTGATAAAATGACCAAGTATCGTTTGCTTTAATTGTATTGTTTAATACCTTAGAGCTATTGCCCGAAGCAATGTAAGTATTAATAGCTAAAAGAGCAGCAAGTACAGTAATTAACCAACCGGCTTTATCTTTAATTAATGCTTCACGCTCGGAACGTGATAGGGGTTTCTTTTCTTCTGCCATAATAATCTCCTTTTGATTTATTTATTTGCCAATGGATTGTCGATAGCTTTTTGGATTTTGTTATCAACTTCCTTTTTCAATACTTCAACTTCTCTGCTAATCTCTCTGCGAGCATCTGCCATTTCTTTACGTATAGCATTTACTTCGCCTCTAGCTTTATCCAAATCTTCACGCACATCTTTGCGAGCCTGGCGCATTTCTTGCTCCGTCTCTCTTTGTGCTAATTTAACACTACGCTCAACCTGTTCTGTAACTGATTCATTACGACGAATGTCGTTCTTTAAATCAGTCTTAATATCGCGAGTATAGTCTGCGCCCTTTTGGCTATTCTCTTCGATAACAGCTAAACGCTTATCAAATCCGGTTAGATCAGGTGCGGCATATTCGGCAATCTTTTTCTTCATGCCAATGTAATCTTTGTATACTTCAAACGCACCATATAATCCGCCGAGTGTAGATGATACAATAGTTGCAGCTATCATTAATTTTGCAGGAGTAAATTCATACCCTCCAATACTAATAACAGTATCTTTGCTTGCATATTTTTTAGCTGCCGCTTCTAACTCGTCGACTTTTGCGTTTAAGTCTTTACCTTCTTCTGCCATCTTGTCTCCTACTTTTATTTGTATTGTTGATCAACCATTTGTTGATGTAATCTATCAGAACTCATTTGTCTTAATGCTCTAACATTATCTACGGTCTTTTGATTTCTATAAATTTCTTTTGGTGCATAGAATGCAACATCCGGTATCATAAAGAAATATTGTGCGTAATTTGCAGGCTGTTTCGCAATTGATTCTATTGTTATATTGCCTGCCAACTCGTTGTTATCTACATTTTTTTTAACACCATCATTTTGCTGAGAGTTATCATTCATTTGAGGCATGAACGGTTTAGATTCCATTGCAGAATCAACTGCGTTTTTAACCCCGAATTTTATTCCTTCAAGCATTGGTATTTCAACTTGTGGTTGAGATGAAGCTCTTGTAGGCGCAACTAAACTATATGATACTTGTGGTGTTACCATTGCAACGGTAGTTTCTTGCCTTGTTGTATTCTGATAACTACTTTGTTGAGTAGTTGTTCCTGCAAAGTTTAATATATTTGATTGTGAACTAACACTGCTATTAATTGATTGCTGTATTCTTGCAGCATTAGATGAATTACTTGATTGTTGATTGCCTTGTAGCGACACCATTGAACTTGGTGTTTGTGTAAATGAAGATTGTGTTCCTGCAGTTTGAGCGGTAGTTGTTGATCCGCCGGCAGTACTCATACTTTGAGATTGCATATCTCCTGCAATTTTTTCAGCTTGTTGTTTTGCTGTTTCTCCCGCAGAAAATGCTTGTGCGTCAGCAGATTGTACTACAGACTTTTCTAAAGATGATGTCTTATCCTGATTAGAACTAATCATACTAAGAACTGACGATAAAGAAACAGAAGAACTTTTTCCTCCGCCTCCAGAATCAGCTACTTCTCCTGCTTTAGGTTGCTGATTAGTTGCACTTGGTTGTGATGCAGCTTGTTGTGGTGCAGACCCTGCTGTAGGCGCACCGGGTTGTGCTAGTCCAGGTTGAGCTTGTTGTGGTGCCTCTTGAACTTGAGGAGCACTAGGTGGGGCAATTGCAACCGCAACTGTTGCAGGCGGTGCCGCTGCTGCAATTTCTGGTGATGCTGCTACAGGAGCAGGCGCTAATTTTGCCAATGCTGCAAGATACCCTGGACAAGAAGGACTGGATAACGCATTTGTAGTACACGGGTCAATACTATATTTTAAACTAAAATTTACAGCAGTTACTTCTGGGCCATATGGACCTACCCAAAAATTATTGTCTCTACCTATAAATCCATATACTGCATTTCCTACGTTTGGCGCAGCATACGCATTTTTAAATGTTTCCGAATAACTAAACTGAGTCCAATTATATCTTCGGTTTAAATCATAATTATATGATTCTAATACTTTTGAATTTGTATTGTTATAGATGTTAACATATGCAGTTAGATAATCCTGCATACCATTATCCCATCCATTGCCGTTCTTTGCTTGGAAACTAAAATTGAAACCATTAACTTGTAACCCGGTTCCTGCACTGGTCAAAGCATTGTTAACATTAACAATTTGATTTAGGTTTGTTAAACCATACGAAAAGTTAATTACATTTGACCCTGAACCCCAAGCAGCAACTCTGGGTAACGGTCCACAGTATCCAGGATCACCTCCTTGCCAGCAAGTCAATGGTTGGCCTATACTACCTGCATTTTGCCAAGTAGATGTAGTTGAGGTAGCCTGATTGGTAAAGTTAACCAGGTTACCTGTTGTGTCTACTGTCTGTGCTTTACTTAAAAGCGGCGTGAACAAGAATGCCAAGCAAAGAGCCGAAGCCAATGTTTTTAGCAGTTTCATATTTGTCTTCTTTTGGTGGTTGTGGGATTTTATCTTTATTATCTTCCCATGCAAGTTTAGCTTGTTCGCCAATCTTACCCTCAATAGGACAAGGTGTTCCGGCATTTAACATTGCGTTAAACACTCGCTCATCCTGACACATGACTGCTACTGCAGCAACTTTCATCCCCATATCATAAAGGGTCTTAGAAAGTTTTAATCTTTCACAATTTAAATCTCTTATTGTTCCGCCAGATGAAACACCAAATACTTGTGTTTGAACTGAACCAGATGATCCTGTAGTACATAGATCATTGTTTCCTCCGCTCATCATTGTAGGTGCAACTGCTGTTGGTGGAGGTTGAATTACTCTTTGTGTAATAACAGTTTCGTTTTTATTAATATTAGTTACTTCGCCAGAATTTATATTCTGATTGATGTTTGCATTTTGATTCACATTGTTATTTGTATTGACACTTTGCGATGTAGAAGTACTGATATTACGATTAGTCATGTCTCCAGTATTCACATTGTTATTTGTGTTTGTGGAAGTATTGACATTGTTATTGGTTGCGGTACTAACATTATTGTTATTGTATGTCATTGTACCAGTATTTTCATTTTTATTAACATTGGTATTGTTTGACGTACTTGTACTAACATTATTATTATTAAATGTCTGAGTACCACTATTTACATTGTAATTTGTATTGGTGTTAGTATTATTACTTGTGGATGTTGATGTATTCTGATTAATGTTTGTCATTGTACCAGAATTGACGTTGTTATTATTATACGTCATTGTACCAGAATTGACGTTATTGTTATTAAGCGTTTGTGTTCCGCTATTAACATTATTATTAGTATTAACATTTGTGCTGGTACTTGCACTATTATTGTTATTAGTATTTGTGGATGTACTATTTACAGTAGATGTACTTGTTGCATTACTGTTACTTGTTGCTGTGCTATTACTATTGACTGTGCTTACACTATTAGAAGTGCTATTGGTGTCGACCAATGTTTTGCCACCGTCATAACTACCTTGATTGATAAGACTAGTAGTCCCAGTTGTCGTTCCTCCAGTTGTACTAGAGGTTCCACTTGTCGTTTGCGCTAAAGTGCTACCAAACATCATAACAAAAAGTGCCATTGCGGCAACCTTTTTGTTGAACATTTTTTCTCCTTTTTAAATGTTACTTATATATTTATACCTTTTGGTTATCTTTTTTATTGACATTTCCTCATATATACTATATAATGATATAATTATTTATTGTGTCTAAAAGGTTTTTAATGAAGTTCTATACTAACGTGAATCAGTATGGCAATCGAATTCTAGTTCGAGGCGTAAATAACGGCAAAACAGTTCAAGATAAAATTGAATTCAAACCAAGTCTGTATACTAAATCGCAAAAACAAACTCAGCATAAGTCGTTATACGGAGATTTTCTTGAAGAAATTGAATTTGCAGATATTAATGATGCCAAAGATTACGTCAGCAGATATAAAGAAGTAGAAAACTTTCCAATATTCGGTAACACAAATTACGCCTATCAGTATATCACAAAGACGTTTCCGGGTGAAGTAGAATTTGATATTTCACAAATTAAAATTTGGTCAATTGATATTGAAACATCTGCAGAGTTTGGATTCCCGGATGTTCGTGATCCAAAAGAAGAATTGTTATTGATTACGATTCAAGATGCAAATACTAAAGAACTTATCACATTTGGAACAAAGCATTTTAATGTAACAAAAGAAAATCATAAGTATATTCAATGTAGGGATGAATATGATCTGTTACAGAAGTTTGTTCTTTATACTCAAGATAATTGCCCCAACATCTTAACAGGATGGAATCTAGAGTTTTTTGATATTCCATATTTGTGTTCTCGTATTGCCCGTATTCTCGGTGATGATTCTGTTCGTAAACTATCACCATGGGGTGTGGTAAAGGCAAAAGAGTTTACCCGCATGAATCGTACAGAACTTACATACGATATTCTCGGAGTTGCTATTTTAGACTACCTTGATCTGTATAAGAAGTTTACATATTCTGCGCAGGAATCATATAAGTTGGATCACATTGCCAAAGTAGAATTAGGTAAAGAGAAATTATCGTATGCAGAATATACTTCATTCAGAGACTTCTATAAAAATGATTGGCAAAAGTTTGTTGAGTATAACGTAGTTGACGTAGAGCTTGTTGACCAGCTTGAAGATAAGATGAAGTTAATTGAACTGATCTTGACAATGGCGTATGATGCTAAGTGTAATTATGTTGATGTATTCTCAGCTGTACGTACTTGGGATTGTATCTTATGGAATCACTTGTGGAACAAGAACATTGTTGTTCATCAGCGAGAAGGATTGCCTAGTAGACCTATTGTGGGTGCGTTTGTTCAAGAACCAAAACCCGGGCAATATGATTGGGTTGTATCTTTTGATGCCACAAGTCTGTATCCAAGTATTATTATGCAGTATAATTTATCTCCAGAAACACAAGTCAGACGCGAGACAAAGAGTACTACAGTTGAACAACTATTGAATCGCAAATCTAATTTGGATGATCTAAAAGAAAAGAATTTGTGTATGTCTGCAAACGGCTTCTGCTATACCAGAGAGAAGCAAGGCCTGTTTCCTGAGATTGTTCAGAAACTATTTGACGATCGACAACGATATAAAAAGTTGATGTTGGCCGCTCAATCCAAGTATGAAGAAACAAAAGATAAAAAGTGGCAAAAAGAGATCGCAAAGTATAACAACTTTCAGATGGCTCGTAAAATTCAATTGAATTCGTTATTTGGTGCTTGGGGCAACGAGTTTTTTCGATTCTATGATTCTAATATTGCTGAAGGTATTACAATGACTGGCCAGTATATTATTCAAACAGTTGGCGCAGCATTAGATGAATATTTAAATAAAGTATGCGGAACAACAGATCAGATTTACTCATTCTATTCAGATACAGATGCCTGTTATATTACACTTGATCCATTGGTTCAAAAGTTCTACAAAGACCAACCAAAAGAAAAGATTGTAGAGATTCTCGATAAGATTTGTAATGAGAAAATTGAAAAGGCAATTAATAAAGCATGCGATGGTCTTGCAGATTATACTAATGCGTTTGAAACAAAGATTTATTTTAAGCGTGAGGTTATTGCAGATCGAGGCATTTGGGTTGCTAAGAAACGATATGCTTTGAATGTTTATAATAATGAAGGCGTTCAATATAAAGAGCCGAAGTTAAAGGTCATGGGATTGGAGATTGTTAGATCTTCTACACCTGAACCTGTACGAGATGCTTTAAAGGCTGCTGTTAAATTGGCATTGATCGGAACAGAGTCACAACTACAAGATTATATCAGAGAGTTCGAAGCTAAGTATCGTAAGATGACGCCCGAATTAATTGCGTTTCCCAGAGGCGTAAATGGAGTTAATAAATATACAGACAAAAGTAGCATTTATAAACAAGGTACTCCAATGCATGTCAGAGGAGCATTGTTATATAATTTCTATTTAAAAGAAAAACAGATAGACAAAAAGTATGAACTTATAAATGAAGGTGATAAGATCAAATTCATTTACTTAAAAGAACCAAACTTGATTAAAGAAAATTGTATTGCTTTTATCAATGTTATTCCCGAAGAGTTCAATTTGAAGCAGTATGTTGATTATGATATAATGTTTGAGAAATCGTTTCTTGAACCACTAACAACAATTTTAAATGGTGTCGGATGGTCTGCAAAACCTCAGGCAACATTGGAAGGATTATTCGGATGAAAAAATTACTAGTATTATTAGTAGCGTTCTTTGCATTAACAAGTAATGCATGGGAACAGCGCGAACCATTGCCGCCACAGGCCTGCCAACAGCACAGTCCATATGGATTTGCAGCAACACAACGACCAGCATCTCCCATTTGTCGGGAAGCATTTTTAGTTGCATATGATGCGCCAGTAAAGATTCCCGCATATGTGGCATATACGTTGTTGCCTCAAAATGCGTTGGGATGTTTTCCTAGAACAAACGCATTTGTTGCAGATAAATCATTAAATGGAACCGGAGCTAAACCAGATGATTATGCAGGCACAGGATATGATAAAGGGCATGCTGCACCCGACGGAGATCTATCTTGGTCTCAACAAGTTGAATATGAATCATTTCTAATGACGAATATGTACCCACAACATGGTTCATTAAACAGAGGTATTTGGAAATTACTTGAGACTTCAATTCGAGGATGGACTGTTCAATTAAATCAACCATTTACAATTTATGTGGGTGCATTCTACGGTGCGGGAGATCCAACAATTGGCAACGGGGTTGTTGTTCCCCACGGGTATTACAAGATTGTAATAAACAATGCTACAGGACAAGTTGCAGGTTGGAGTTTTCCACATACTAAACCGTATGTTAATTTGGGAAATGATTTAACTAAATTCCGTAAACCAATTGCAGAAATAGAAAAGGTAGCAGGGGTTGATTATAAATTTCCTAAGGCAGCAATTGAACTACAACCTGGCCAAGAATGGGCAGTTGATTATGGTGCATTGACCAAAGCTAAAAGAGCAAAATGTGGAGCTAATGCCGAATAAATCTATTGACAGATGACGGTGTTTATATTATAATATTGATATTACTTAAGGAGTTATTATGTCATTACTTGATAAATTGAAGAAAAATTCTACAATTAAAGAAACCGAAATTTTGAATAAATCGAAATTCTTCGCAAAGAAGGATATGATTCAGACTTCGGTTCCTATGATGAATGTTGCATTGTCAGGGAGTCTCGAGGGCGGGTTGACTCCGGGACTAACAGTATTTGCAGGTCCATCTAAACATTTTAAAACAGCATTTTCATTGTTGCTTGCTAAAGCATATACTGATAAGTATCAAGATGCTGTCGTTTTATTCTATGATTCAGAGTTTGGTTCACCTCAAGCATACTTTGATAACTTTGGTATTGATACTGGTCGCATTCTTCACACACCTATTACTGACATTGAACAATTAAAATTTGATATTATGTCGCAAGTCAATAGCGTAGAGCGGGGCGATCATGTTATTATTATTGTTGACTCCGTAGGTAACTTAGCTTCAAAGAAAGAAGTTGACGATGCACTTGAAGGTAAGTCTGTTGCAGATATGACTCGTGCTAAACAGATGAAGTCTTTGTTTAGAATGGTAACACCGCACTTAACAATTAAAGACATTCCTATGGTTGTTGTTAATCATACTTATTCTGAAATTGGTTTGTTTCCTAAACAAATTGTTTCAGGTGGTACTGGCATTTATTATTCTGCAGATAACATCTTTATTATTGGTCGTCAACAAGAAAAAGATGGCACAGAAGTTATTGGATATAACTTTATTGTTAATGTTGAGAAGTCTAGATTTGTTCGTGAGAAGTCTAAGATTCCTGTCGAAGTAACATTCGAAGGTGGTATTAGTAAATGGTCTGGTCTACTCGATGTAGCACTTGAAGGTGGGTTTGTTATTAAACCATCTAATGGTTGGTACTCACGTGTTAATAAAGAATCAGGTGAAGTCGAAGATAAAAAATATAGACTTAAAGACACTTACACTAAAGAGTTTTGGTTATCTATATTAACGTCTTTAAGTTTTAGAGAATATATTGAAGGCAAATATCGCATGGCGGGCGGTGAAATGCTTGGCAGAAGCTTTGATGAAGTTGATCTTGCAGAGGAGTTTGATAATGCTAGTGAAGTATAAACCGTGGGCACTAAAAAATGAAAATGATGATTTATGGGGTGTCGAACTTTTGGAAGGTGAGTTTGCCGGAACAACCATTAGTATTGCTTCCCTCAAGATGGAAGATAATAGTGACGGAACACTCGCACTTGACTTTGCCATTGTTAAAAAAGCAAAAGGAAAAACAGACGTAGACTATCAGTCTGATAAATTTAATGGTACCCTTGAACGGGTTGTGAATAATATATTAGAAAAGGCAATTGATGAATTCGAAAATCGAGACAGTGATTCTACAGAATCTAGTCAATGACGATGAGTATATGAGAAAAGTAATCCCGTTTTTAAAGCGGGAGTATTTTATAGATAATAACGAAAAGATTATTTACGATCAGGTTAAGAATTTTATTGACCTATATAATGCAGTACCCAACAAAGATGCTTTGGTGATTGCTGTTCAAAATGATAAAAGTCTAACAGAAGACCAGTATAAAGAGATTGTAGACATAGTTAATTTACTTGATCCCACAGAACATAACAGGGATTGGTTATATAAAGAAACTGAAAAATTCTGTAAAGACAAGGCAATATATAATGCTATCCTCTCATCCATTGCTATCATTGATGGTAGAGACAAAGGAAAATCTGAAGACGGAATTCCTGCATTATTGCAAGATGCACTAGGAGTGTGCTTCGACAACAATGTTGGACATGATTACTTACAGAGTGCAGACTCTCGATATGAATTTTATCATCGTGTAGAATCTCGCACACCGTTTGATCTTGAGTATTTTAATAAAATTACAAATGGGGGATTGCCTAATAAGACATTGAATGTTGTTCTTGCAGGTACCGGTGTTGGTAAGTCTTTGTTTATGTGTCACGTGGCAGCATCTACATTAGCACAAGGTAAGAATGTTTTGTATATTACTTTAGAGATGGCTGAAGAAAGAATTGCAGAACGTATTGATGCAAATTTAATGAATATTACAATGGATCAATTAAAAGACTTGCCAAAGGCACTGTTTGATTCTCGTATTGAAAAGATTCGTAATAAGACTGAAGGTAATCTTATCATTAAAGAATATCCTACAGCAGGCGCACACGTTGGTCACTTTAAAGCATTATTAAATGAATTGCAATTGAAAAAACAATTTAAACCAGCAATGATTATTATTGACTATTTAAATATTTGCGCAAGTTCTAGATTCAAAGCAGGGTCAAATATTAATTCTTATACGTTAATTAAGTCTATTGCTGAAGAACTTCGTGGATTGGCTGTTGAAGAGAATGTGCCTATTTTATCAGCTACACAGACAACTAGAAGTGGTTATGGTAATACAGATGTTGAACTAACAGATACTTCTGAATCTTTTGGTTTGCCTGCAACAGTTGACTTTATGTTTGCTTTGATTTCGACTGAGGAACTTGAACAATTGAATCAGCTTATGGTTAAACAATTGAAGAATCGATATAATGATCCAACCGCAAATAAACGATTTATGATTGGTGTTGATAGAGCAAAGATGAAACTATATGATTTAGAACAATCTGCTCAAAAGGGTCTTACAGATGCTAATTTGGACATTGATAGGGTTGACACGCAAGCTAAAAGCATATATAATATGAATATGAGTAGAAGTAAACGAGACTTTTCGTCTATTAAGGTTTAAAATGAGAGAATATTGGTCAAACACAAAAATTGCTAATTGGATTCGAGGTACAACCAAACCCACATCCGCAACTAGCTCCGGCTGGCATAAATGGGAAAAAGAAGCAAAAGAATCTTATCCTATTCGTTATTGGATTGTGGAAGAAGGCCTTGATAAAATACAAACCTTTGTTCGTTTACCAATTGATACTTTATACAATGTAAAATATTATATCAATAATCGTTGGGTTACTCGCACTCATAGCCTCACTGCTCATCCCCGTGACATTAAACCTGGTCAATGGCAAGATGTAGGTTATCGCTTTTTACCTTGTTTGTTTAACGAGCTAGTTGATTTTGTTGAAGTAGAAACAGCATGGCTACATATTGCATGGGATGATGATGCTTGTAAAAAATATAATCCTCCATTCTATGCCAAAGGTTGGTTTCGTTGGAGAACATGGCGTAGCCCTCAAGCAGGTTTAGATCATCTTGATTGGGCAGCAACTCTTATGCACGAAGATGAAAATGGCAAAGAGGAACCCACAAGTCAAGCAACTTCTGCAAAAGAAATTAAAGAACTTTATTTGTGGTGGACACAAACATATCGTAATCGTCCCGATCCAATGGAAGTAAGCGGGTGGTCTGCATATTGCGAAAAGCGTAGACAAAAAGCTGGAAGTGATCTATGGGGTCACGAGAATGAGACAGAAGAAGAACGAAAAGAATGCATGGATGCTCTCGATTTATCTCACAAAATTGAAGCAGCTCACATGGAAGAAGATGAGGCCATGATGATTCGCCTGATCAAAATTAGACAATCACTATGGACTTAAGTACACATCATGCTTTTGCGATTGCTTGAAAAACTAAATAGAAAACGTATTATCCAAGATAGATTTGGCAGAGATTACATGCACAGATACTATCTATGTTTTAAGGAAAAAATAAATGCATTCGACACCGTTAAACCCTACCCAAACATCTTTATCCACAAGCTCCTCCTCTCCGACGAAGACAGAGACGTTCACGACCACCCCTGGAACTACCTCACCGTTATTCTTGCAGGAGGTTATACAGAATGGACGCCGGTCTTCGACAGACACGGTATTAAAATCGGAGAACGAGGCACATGGCGCGGCCCTGGATCAATTATATGGCGAAGAGCCACGTCATTTCACCGATTAGAAATGTCTGCTCCTACTTGGACATTGTTTATTCATGGTTGGAGAACACGCGAATGGGGATTCCTAACTACACAAGGTTGGGTTGATAGAGTACAATATATAAAAGATAAGATAAATTTGGCGGCATAAATAAAAGTAGGAGGACAATTAAAAATGAATGTTTCCGTTAGAAATGCAAAAGATAGAATGCTGGTGTATTTGCTAAAGTTAGCAGCTGATTCATTTGCCAAGAATTTAATGTCCCCGCAATTGTCAAAAAACTTATCTATTAAAATTATTATACGTGAAAAGCTAGACGCCGGAGGCTTTTGTGATTACGAAATTGATCCAACTGGCAATCCACGAGAATTTAACATTGAGATATTAAGGACACGAAAAAAGATTAATATGTTCAAGGTTCTCGCACATGAAATGGTTCATGTGAAACAGCATGCCAAAGGTGAAGCTAAGGATAAGTTTAAAAAAGATAAGTATATAACAGTATGGTTTGGTGAAAAATATGATGATGATACATCCTACTGGGATCAACCCTGGGAAATAGAAGCATATGGTTTAGAAAACAGTCTTGTTGCAAAATTCCTTGTGGAACATGACCAGTTTAAAAATCTAAGACAAAAACACGCAGATTGGTTCGCAGAGGAGTCGATAAAAGAATAATTAAAAGGAGCGATACATGGAAAATATTACATTCACTCTATATGATCTAATACAATTAGGACTAATGTTAGCAGCATGCTTTGCATGCTACAAATGGGGGCACAATCAAGGCGTAGATGATGCGATTGACTTTTTCGAAGCAGAAGGAATTATCGAAAAAGAAAGTGCTTAAAAATTAAGCAATTTAACCTGTTGTTCTAGAACAACACTTAGTACCCGAGCATTTGACTCGGGTACTTTTTTCTGTTATAATAAGCATATGATAAAGAACTTTTCAATCGGTGCAGAAGTCGAACTTAAAACTCGATGGAAATCGAATATATTGGGTGAAGAATATCAGGATAATATATTCAAAGGTAAAGTCGTTAATAATCCTAAATGGTTAGATAATGATTATGTCTCTGTATATACAGGTAATCCAGAATATCCTACATCCCATATTAATAAGCGATTTATCGTTGGATTTGATTTTCCAGATAATCGAATAGAAACTCGAATATTTAAAATCAGATCTAAATCGAAAGGACATGAATATAATGTCGTTTCGGATAATGGTATTGTTTCCTGCAGTTGTGTGGGATTTCAATTCCGTAGGACTTGCAAGCATGCAAATAAAGTTAAGGAATTTATCCAAAATGCTTGACAAGAAGGCCGAAAGGCTATATAATATGAATTGTGAAGTTGTTAATTTTTACATTTTTTGAAGGATCTTTATTATGAGTACATTCACAGTAGCCGGCGTTTCAACACAGTACGGTATCACAAAAGTTCGTTTTGCTAATGACCTGGCATCACGCGTTAAACTCTTGTCTAAAGGTGGTCACTCACCTCTTGAGTTGATGGAGTTGCCCAAGGCAATGACCAAGGCAGAAGCATGTCAGCATCTTATTGATGTTGGAGGTGTGTTTACGCAATGGGCAGGTGTTATTATTGAGACAATGGGCAAGAAACAAGGTACGCCTGTTAAGGCAAAAGCCAAAGCAGTACCTGTAAAGGCGAAAGCAGTTGCTCCTAAGAAAGTAGCAGCACCTAAAGCAATCAAAGCAAAAGTTGTTGAAGACGACTTAGAACTTGAAGAGCTAAAGCAATTAGCAGCAGCTTAATTTTTTAACAAAGGCACCATTAGTTTGGTGCCGAAATGTATAGATGAGAAACGCATATACTACACCCAAGATAGGTATTGTAGGTAAAGGTATTGTAGGTGGCGCGATTGCAAATGCAACTGCACCCGAAGCAATTCTTTATATTGTGGATAACGACCCTGAAAAGGGAACGCATACCTATGAAGATTTGTTTGAATGTGATGGAGTGTTTGTTTGTACACCCACACCTCAAAGTGCAGATGGCAAATGCGATACTAGTATTTTGGTATCTGTATTAGAAAAACTAAAAGATTACAACGGCGTAATCATTAGTAAGTCTACAGCACCCATTGATGTATATACCAAATTGGGCGAAGAATATCCTAACCTAGTACATTCGCCAGAGTTTTTAACAGAAGCGAATGCGACACAAGATTATATAGATGGAAAATTTGCGTTCATTGGTGGTAACATACCTGCATATCAAAGAGAAGCAGAGCGCCTAATTCGTTTAGGTCAACCGTGTCTTAGTGTTGTTGCATATTGTACTATCGGTGAAGCGGCATTGGCAAAGTATACTATTAATACTTTCCTTGCGACAAAGGTTTCATTCATGAATGAGATATTTGCATTAGCAAATAAAACTAATTGCGATTTTGATACTGTAATAGATTTAGTTAAAGTAGATAATCGAATTGGTAGAAGCCATATGCAAGTACCAGGCCCCGATGGCAAAATGGGATTTGGCGGAATGTGTTTCCCTAAAGATACTACTGCATTATCTAAATTTGCAGAAGAACAAGGTGTAACATTATCTGTTCTAAATGCTGCAATTAAATCAAATAAATCTTTAAGAGATGATTTATAATCACCTTAAGTTGTATAAATATTTTATATGTTAAAAATTAATCACCCTATTATATGCGAAACTTCTTATGGCGAACAGCCAGGGGTTATTGCACGTACAAATTCATGGAGTTTAGACGAGGGTTAAAGATTATTACACATTCAAATCTTATGCAACCCTCGGTACCCCTAAAGTCCGAGGGTTTCCTTTTGTGGCATGCTTTAGTAACCCTTTATTTGACAAGGGTACTAAAAGATGTTATAATTGTTTTTTAGATAATAAAAGTTGTCTGAGAAACAAAAATTTATAGTAACCCTTTGCTTGACAAGGGTACTAAAAGATGTTATAATATAGTTTAAATAGATCGTTATTTAAGCTAAGTTCTTTAAAAAATTAGCATACCATTGTATCCAGTTAGCTCAAAAGTAGAGCAATGGCTTGATAAGCCAAAGACAGAGGAGCGTTACCTCTACTGGATACCAAATTGTCCCGTTCATCTAGAGGCCTAGGATCGTGCCCTTTCACGGCATTCACACCAGTTCGAATCTGGTACGGGACACCATTATAAAGTGTTATCAGGGTATCGTGATCTGATCAATCACTATGCGGGCCTAACTGTGCGAGGAACAGGTCCTAATATAACCGCTATTCGCTTGTCAGAGGACGCACCTTTGTTGACAAATCGGCAGATAGCACTTTATAATGGTACGCCTAGATGGCAGAGAGGTCAAATGCAACGGATTGCAAATCCGTAAGATCGTCAGTTCGAATCTGACTCTAGGTTCCAAATAATGCTTGACACAAGTGTGTTAAGATGTTATAATTAAGTTAATTAATTGGGGTTACCCGCACCAGTAGGTAATATAACAAGTGTTCAAGTCGACGGACTAGAGCTTCTATATTACACGAAAGATGGAAACGAAGCCGCAAGGTTGATACGGTGGTCACGCTGGAGTATGTAGGTCTGTAATGTTGAGGCAGAAGGCACAAGAGACGGTTTTGTGAGATATGCGTAGTCCCCCAATTAAAAAGTTTTTGGTCTGTTAGTGTTAGCGGTAAGCACGCGAGCCTGTCACGCTTGTAGCAGGGATTCGAATTCCCTACAGACCGCCAGAACCCGCCGGAGTAACGTCTGGCTAGTATGACCCGTACGAAGCGAAGTGAGTTCGTCACTCAAGGGTGGTAGTCTTTTTACCGAAAGGCCGTTGGCAACACGATAGCAGTCCTTGCGGGGAGCGGGTGGAGGGTACGAATGAAGAATATGATAGCGTCATGTTTGGATGTACTATAATTACCGCCGGAGGATGTAGAGCATTGCCTAGGTGACGGAATTGGTATACGTGTCAGTCTTAGAAGCTGAATTTTGAGAGTTCGAGTCTCTCCTTAGGCACCATATTGAAACATATTAAAGATAGGTCGTAGAGGTTCCAAGAACTTTATACATACCAAGAGTGTTAGTATATTTCAATATGGGGGTGTAGCTCATTTGGGAGAGCGGTTGCTTTGCAAGCAATAGGTAGTCAGTTCGATCCTGACCATCTCCACCATATAAATAATCGGAGTGTAGAACAGCCCGGTAGTTCGCATCGTTTGGGACGATGAGGTCCAAGGTTCGAATCCTTGTACTCCGACCATTTTTAACATAAGGAAAATTATGAACTCAACTGAAGACATCAAAACAAATCTCGAGGCATATCTTGCTGAGAACGATAAATTCGAAAAAGGTAATAATGCTGCAGGGACTCGCGCCCGTAAGGCATTAGGTGAACTTGCAAAAGCTGTTAAAGCTAGACGCAACGAAATCACTGCAGAAAAGAACGCTCGCAAAGAAGCGAAAGCGTAATTTTTTATTCCCCGATAGCTCAGCGGTAGAGCAGTAGACTGTTAATCTATTGGTCCCTGGTTCGATCCCAGGTTGGGGAGCCATTGGAGGTGCCGCCGTAATGGTATGGCAGGAGACTGTAAATCTTCCGACTTATGTCACAACAGGTTCGATCCCTGTCACCTCCACCAATCGCATCGTTAGCTCAGTTGGTAGAGCGTCTGCCTTACACGCAGAATGTCGGCAGTTCGAGACTGTCACGATGCACCAAACAAAATTTTAGAAAGATTATATGAACTATAAACCTCTGCATGATAAAGTATTAGTAATTGAAAATGAAAAGCCAAACGAAACCGAAAGTGGTATTTTTGTTGGTGAGGCGCGCATGGATGATAATACCCGAGCAGGTACTGTTCTTGCGATTGGCCCAGAAGTTACTGAGGTTAAAGTCGGAGATATTGTTTACCCAATGTGGACAAAATCTAAAGTCGTAAAAGAAGGCGACAAGTATATGGGAATTATTTCCCAAGAAGATATTCTTGCAGTAGAAGAATAAAATCAGCTGGCGTTAGTATAACGGATAATACAGCTGCCTTCTAAGCAGTCAATAGAGGTTCGATTCCTCTACGCCGGACCAAACTAAAAGGAAAAAATGTCTGAAATTAACTTAACTATAAATCTAACTGGGGATTGGTCTGGCGATGAATCTATTCGGTTAAAAACAGCATTCGACTATGCTATGCAAAATACGTCAAAATTACCAGAAAATATTTTGACTATGGAAGGCATGAGTGGTCATCGATATCGCCGATTAATTAATAAATATGTTGAATTAACTGCCGATTCTAGATATTTAGAAATTGGCAGTTGGTCAGGAAGTACTGCGTGTTCTGCTATGTATGGCAATAAATGTAAAATGTTGTGTATCGACAACTGGTCAACAAACGGTAGCCCAAAAGATACATTTTTTCAAAACATTAATACATACAAAAACGATAATGTTGATTTTAATTTTATTGAAAAAAACTTCGAGGACATAGATTATGCTCAAATTGGTAAATTTAATACTTATCTATTTGATGGTCCACATGAAGAAAATAATCAATACGCCGGCATCGCAAATGTGCAAATGGCATTGGATGACACGTATTTGTTGGTAGTAGATGACTGGAATTGGCCTGGACCAAGAAACGGAACATGGCGCGCGTTAGATGATCTAGGTCATAAAATTATATCAAGTATTACTATTCACACAACACAGGATGACACGCATCCTGATGTGTATTGGCAAAACAGTGAATGGCATAACGGATATTTTATAGCAGTAATTAAAAAATAAAATGTTGAGCATGTCTCAGCATAATGATCGAATCAAACATATGCGGGGTTGGAGTAATGGTAACTCAACAGACTTTGACTCTGTCGTTCCTGGTTCGAGCCCAGGGCCCTGTTCCATTTTTAGGAGAAAGTAATGAAACTTAAGATGATCGTCAAGCAACGTAATCGCTTCGTTGCTTTGGCATTACAACGCAAAGCGGGAGTCCATCGTAAAAGCAATAAAGCTTTGCGAAGGCAACATAATGCGAGTATAGCTCAGTTGGTAGAGCAGTAGACTTTTAATCTATTGGTCGTGGGTTCGAATCCCCCTACTCGTACCATATAAAAGCACTCTTGTCAGCACTGTGGGAAGCGCAGATAGACAATACTAGAACAAGGTTCGAATCCAAACAAGAGTGTTTCTATATGGTTTATGCAGTTGTTAGTGTAAAGGTTAACACCACGGATTGTGATTCCGTTAATATGGGTTCGATTCCCATACTTCTGCCCAATGGGTTGGGATATTTCAATTGGTTAGAAACGGGGATGTATATGCCGCGTAATGTGAGTTCGACTCTCACTCCCACCCACCAATAATTTCGGAAACGTGGTCGAGTGGTCTATGGCTCTAGTCTTGAAAACTAGCGATCCGAAAGGGTCCGTGAGTTCGAATCTCACCGTTTCCTCCAGATCGGAAAGTGGGCAGGATGGTAATGCAGCAGATTGCTAATCTGTCACTGGATTAAACCGGTGAGTGGGTTCGACTCCCACACTTTCCACCATATTGGTGATGTAGCATAATGGTAGTGCACCAGCTTCATACGCTGCCCGGTGTAAGTTCGACTCTTACTATCACCACCATATATATTTTATCCGCCCGTAGCTCAATTGGATTAGAGCACTTGGCTACGAACCAAGAGGTTAGGGATTCGAATTCTCTCGGGCGGCCCATATTATTTCTCCCTAGTGTAATGGCAGCACGTCGGTCTCCAAAACCGTTAGTAAGAGTTCGAGTCTCTTGGGGGATGCCAAAAATATTGTACAGGATAATTTATGAAAATTGTTATTTTAGGCGGCGGCACCGCAGGATGGTGTTGTGCATTATTTGCTAAAAGTGTTTTTCCGCAAAGCGAAATTACCTTAGTTCAAAATAAAGAAATTGGCATAATTGGTGTAGGTGAAGCTACTACACCTCACCTTATTACTTTTTTACGTAATGTTGGAATTAATCCTGTAGATGTTATTAAAGAAACAAATGGCAGTATAAAAAATGGAATTTGTTTTGAAAATTGGAATGGTGATGGGAAAAAATATTTTCATGGATTTGGAGAAAATCTATCTGATTTTAAAGTAACTAATGTTTTTGGAACTACTAGTACTGATTTCTTTTTAAAGAAATTAATCTATGAAAATAAAAATATTGATGAGTATCGATATTTACCAGCATTATCATTTAATAATAAAGTAGACGTTGTTAATACATCCTGGGCTATTCATTTTGATGCTAACAAATTAGCAGACTATATGGAAAGAGTTGGGTGCGTACGGGGTGTTAAGGTAACCGAGGGTCTATACAAAAATTCTATATTAGATGAGCATGGCAAAATAACAAAAATTTGTTTTGAAGATTCTTCGGAATTAGAATGTGATTTTGTATTTGATTGTTCTGGATTTGCTAGATTATTAGTTGGTGGATTATATAAAGAAAAATGGAAATCATATTCAAAATATCTACCAATGAAGAAAGCAATTCCATTTTGGTTAGAGTCTGAAGACGAAATTCGCCCCTATACTAAAGCAATTGCTATGAAATATGGCTGGATGTGGAACATCCCATTACAACACAGAATTGGATCTGGGTATATTTTTGATTCAGACTATATAAATGAAGAACAAGCATTAGATGAAGCAGAACAATACTATGGAACTAAATTAAAAATTAATAAAATTATTCCATTTAATACCGGCAGATTAGAAAATTTTTGGGTTAAAAATTGTATGTCGGTGGGACTTGCTTCTAGTTTTATTGAACCATTGGAATCAACTTCATTATGGGTAACCGTGAGTCAGTTAGATACATTTAGACAATTTCTTAATGAGATAAAAGAAACTGACCAAAAAAGTATAGATTTATTTAATACTATAATGTCTAATACGTTAGATAAAACAATGCATTTTATATATTTGCACTACATAACAAAACGTAATGACAGCGATTTTTGGAAAAACTTTAGAAAAGATTATCCGGTACCTAAAGAATTTTCTAATTTATTAGAAAAAATTAAATCTGGAAATATTAGATATTTTGATTTTAAAGATTCAAAAGCATCAGCTGTATTTGAATTAAATAATTATTTACAAGTTTCTGCAGGCATTGATATTTTTGAAAAACAACTTAATATATCTGCATATGAACTAGTAAATCCTACACCGGATTCGTATAAAGAACTTATTAATATGAAAATCAAACAAGCTATTTCGCATAGAAATTTTTTAAACGGGTTATAACAATGCGGGTGTCGTAAAATGGTATTACCTTAGCCTTCCAAGCTAAAGTTGAGGGTTCGATTCCCTTCGCCCGCTCCAGTTTTTATAGAGAGTATTATGAGAAAAATTAATATCGAAGAGGTAAAATCTTTTATCCAATCTCAATCTCCTGAGACTAAAATCTATATTGGAGCAGATTCTGAAAGATATCGTCGTAATGAAAAATGGTATGCTGATTATACTCTTGCTATTGTAGTGCATATTGATGGTCGACATGGTTGTAAAATCTTTGGGGAAGTTCAAACTGAATTGGACTACGATGCAAAAAATAGTAAACCGTCAATGCGGTTAATGAATGAGGTTTATAAAGTTGCAGAATTATATCAAAAGATTGTGGACTGTATTGAAGATAAAGATGTAGAAATCCATTTGGATATTAACCCTGATATCAAACATAACAGTTCAATAGTAATACAACAAGCAGTTGGTTACATCAAAGGTACTTGTAATGTTGTACCGATGGTTAAACCTCAAGCGTTTGCAGCTACATATTGTGCTGATAGATTAAAAGAAATTTTAGCATATCAAGAAGCTGCTTAAAATTGCCCGATTAGCTCAGTGGTAGAGCACTCGCCTTGTAAGCGATAGGTCGTCAGTTCGAATCCGACATTGGGCACCAAAAATATTTTATAACATACAAATTATGATTACTAATAAACCATTTATTGTGAATAACGTTACCTATCCATACATTTTTTGGGATGGTTTTTTCTCAGAACTTGAACTTAATACTATTGAAGAATTCTGTAAAAATACAGGATTGGGGGAATTAACAAACGTCGGAGTTTCTATAAATGGTAGTGAAGCCGAGAATGATGTGCGAAAATCAGAAGTCAAATTTATTCATTCTGGTCCCGATAATGCATGGTTGTTTGATAAATTAAATATGATTACAACTTATGTTAATAATAATTTCTTCAATTATGAATTGCTTGGGTATGAAGGTATACAATATACCGAGTACAATAAAAAAGGTGACAAATATGGATGGCATATTGATATGATTTTGGGGGATAATGACTTTAAAGACAGCAGATCAAATGGCGGGGGATTTATTATTCCTCGAAAATTAAGTTTTAGTTTAATTCTTTCAGACTCCACCGAATTTAAAGGCGGTGATTTTGAATTTGATATTGGTTCTATACAGAAAGCAGAACAAAAACGAGGACGTGTTATTGCATTTCCTTCATTCATTAAACACCAAGTAACTCCTATTAAAAGCGGTAGTCGTAAATCTATCGTATGGTGGGTGTTAGGCCCTAAATTTAA